GCTCGACGTTGGATCTTGTCATGCCATGAACACGATACCCGAGCATAACGTGAACAAGAAACCTCGCCACTTATCCGTTGAACTCCTAATCACGGAAGGCCTCGGGTACTGCTGTGCCTGGGTCTTCTTCATGCGCTTCAAGAGAACAGCCCTGATTGCCGCCCGTCTTGGGGTAACAACCAGGGCCGTTCGTTACGCAAAGGCTCGCTTTAACTCCGGCGAAATCAAGTGCAACAACTGCACTAACTGCATGTGCAAGAAGCTTACCTAATCATGTAGCCCTTGGTGGTCCAGTCTTCTCTGATAGCATCCATAGCTTTCTGGACCGAGCCAAGCCTGCCATTCCGAACCATCATCTCAGCTTGGTTTCGAAGCTCAGCAGAGGTCTTCACCACCATCCCATTCGGCCCACCTATTGCCTGACCCTGCGGTGAAATCTCAGCAGCCGGTTCCTCCCGAGCCTCCCCAGTCAGCCTGCTCCCCGTCGCCTCCAGGTACGCCTGATGACCCTTCGCGCTCATAACATCAGTCCGACCGAACAACCCTGCCAGCTTCATCGCATCTTCCGCTTGGGCTTGCTTCCACAGCCGATCTTCCGTTTCGAGTTTCACGACCTCCTGCGTAAGCTTGTCCCATCCCATCCCATCCAGCGCGCTCGCATTGAACGGAACCTCGTTACTATTCATCGCATCAAGCAAACTCATTTCACACCCCCTTCCACGGGCACACTATGCGCCAGCAACTCTGTCTTCCGATCGCCGCTGCGACTCGACCCAAAGTAATAAGCTAGGATTTGCTCGCACTTCGCGCTAAGGTAGCCCACCAAAGTCCCTGCCAGGACAGACTCGACTTTAGCATAGCCGAGGAGAGTAGCCCCCACCATTGCAAGGAAGGCGCCCACAATAACATAGGCGAGATTACGGTTGGTCGAGTCCTGTACCGACGCCTCGCGCTTTCGAGCTGAATCACGGTCGCTAACATATAGTTGATTCTCCTGAATATCAAGTTCACGCATCTTCGTTTTGAGGGCGTCTTCCGCCATCTTCATCTGAACGATCTGATCGCCTGTAAGCTTCCCCTTCTCAAGTGCTTGCTGAACATCCTTCTCTGTTGCGTTGGTAATTCCGAAGGCTGCCCCGAGAGCTTCCACCGCAAGTCCTGCAAGCGGCCCCCCAAGCGCTGTAGCCACCGTCGGGGCAACCACACCTAGAACACTCTTCCAATCAAACTGTGGCATGTAACCCCTCCGTATAGTGAGCAATTCCACCTACAAACTTCGCAGTCAAGATCTGACCCCTCATCTTCGGGTCAAAGGATACATGGACCCAAGTGCCTTCCTGAATCAACTGGTCAAACCCAATCCCGGAATCTTGGATTATCCTCGCCAGCTCCAGAGCCGTAAACCCCCGCACCTTGATATCCGCCGCCCAACCCCAGATATGGGCAGAGTTCTTAGAACCTCCCACAACCAGGTTCAGATGGGGACTCCTGTATCCGGAAGAAATTATGATTGCGTTGCTCTGCAGGAAAGCCGCTTGTCTAATAACTTCCAGCTTTTCCGCCACAACCTTCAGACGTTTCACAACCTCCGGCCCTGGGGTATTGTCTATCCCAAGCCTGAGGGCCGTCGAACTCTGCGTGAACTCTTCCAATTCAAAATGCGGAGTGAGTCTCATAAAGCCTCCCTAAAGTTTAATATGATCCTTCGCCCACGCCGCAAATGCTAGCAACGGGGCGCCGATATACAGGACAAGTTTCAAAAACACAATGATTCCCTTCGAACGCTCTAGGATGGTAACAAGTTCCACTACCTTTGGGCGGAACTCATTCTCCTGTTCTATATGCAACTCAAGTGTATACTTAAGCTCATTCATCAGCTCTCGAAGGGCGCGGTATTCAGCCTCACTCATCATATCACGCGATTCCAATCTCGCCTTCACCTTCGAGGGTCAGCGCATTGGTTGTGCCGGCTCCGCCAACAAGAAAGTCATCCGTGTCAATTCGTAGCATACCATACCAGTCGAGATAGCTATTCGCCGGAACGCTTTGCCCAGTCCCGATCACCTCGGTCCCAGCCACGTTACCGCCTGTAGCCCCAAGCCAGAGTGAGAATGTCGCCGCGGAAGCAGTCCGATTGCTAACGCGGATGTGGCGAATGATCAGATATGTATCCGAATTACTCGTCCCTCCTGCTGGCATTGTCCCACCGGAGAGTACAGGCGGATTCACCAGGTTACTCGTCATGGTAGTCGACAGCGCAATAGGGCCAATACGAATAGTTTTGTTTGCAGCCATGTTATTCTCCGAAAGTTAAAAAGTTTTTACAGCTACCGCATCACTAAATTACATTGTCCAGGGGGGCCCGACGTACCCATCATCATTGTCGTCTGGCTGAAAAAAGAAGAGAGGGACGAGCTGTGGTGCTGTCGTACTAGGCCCAAGATTGTGTATTGTTGTAACTGAAATCTGTGTCGGCGGCTCCCAATCCCCATCCTGCACTTCCCCGTTCATCCCTGACATAGGGAAGGTTCCATGAGCCATACCTTCGACAGCCGGACTCGTTGCAATTTCATAGGCCTTGTTCACTGCCAACGAGAGCTTATAAAACCAGTCTCGCCAGATCGGAGAATTTAGATCCGAGGCGTTAGGCGGCGGCGGAAATCGAATAGGCATAGTAAAATCCTCAATTAAAAATATGTGCAAGCAGTCTGTCAGAATGCCTTAATCCAACTTTCTCAGTCGCGCTCTACGCTCAGCCGCAGCCTCTCTCCGCTTTCTGGATTCTTCTACCTTTTCCGCGCCGCCCATACCACGATGGTAAATAGTCTTTCCAAACCACGGAAGATAAGAAACCGCGCGGGGGTCTTGCTGAATAAGTGTATCCATTACTTTATACGGTGGTGCTACAAGTCCCGCCACAGCTTCCGCTGGTTTTCCTGCTTGCACCTTATCCTGTACATAGGATGACCACCCATAGGTTTTCAGGGCGTTGTCCCAAACATCGGAGCCTTCCAGTGGATCATCTATCCCTAAAATCCAGGATCGAACCTGCGCAGTAGTGGCACCAGCAATTCCAAGGGTTATGCCGAGTTTCGTCAGGTTCCCGAGGCCCTTTGCAATACGACCATTCTTTATTTCCTGATAGGCATCCCGGCGAAGTATATCGAATTGCTTCAACTGATAGCTTTTCAGCATGTACAGAATTCGCCCATTGGGGTTATCCAAATACCCTTGTGGCATTTCAAGTTTGCTCACCGGCTGTAAATTCGACAACTCATGAAATGCAAGTAACTTTACCTGCGGGGTAACCTGCTTGGATTTCAAGTCAGCGAGTAGCTGTGGGAAATCCGACCCGAACGCAGCTGCATACTTTTCTCCCAGCTTCGCAGCACCAGACTCTGTACGAGCCAGCCTTTGCGCAGAGTTAATTGCCGAATTCAGAACTATATCTTTCCCCCAAGCATCAATCTTGCTAAACACCGGCTTCAGCACAAAGTTCAAAATCTTTGCAGACTTCCTAGTCCCGACAAACTCTTCCGATATATGGTCAGCCAGTCCGAAATCCTTCATGCTAACTTGTTGCTTCCCGGTGATCTGCTGCACCACAGTCTTTAAGGTAGGACGAAGTCCAGTCTGATAAACTGACATTATGGCGTCACCAGACTGCACAAGGCCTGAAGTCAAATCCCCCAGCAGCGCTATATTTCCATAGTTCTTCGCGTCCTGAACGAACTTCGAAGATACCCTCTCACCGCCGATAAACCTAGATCGAAGCAACGAAGCCATCTCGGGTACTTGTTCTGGTATAATAGTCTTCTGCCGAAGCTCTCGCTCGATCAACTGCCCAATGGATTGCTCAATATCCAGTCTCGGTTTCCCGTTATGCTCTACACGGACAGCATCCTTTCCGAAGAACCTAACCTTCTCTAGCTCTTTAACAGCCGTCCTGGCATAGGTGTGAAAAGCTTCAGTCGGTGAGAAATAGAACTCTTCCATCTCCGGGGTAAGATTTTCTATCTTTCGATGCTGGGTAAATGAAGGTTTCCTCCCGCCGCCAAGTCCACCTTGCTGCATAAAAGTATTGATAATGGAAGAGGCTTCCTCAGTTGAAAGACTAGTCTCCCCCCGCCGTAGTGCGGCTGCCTCTGCTCTCGCAAGTTTTTCTTGCAGCTTCGTTTTCTGCTCAAATCCCATCTGAGCAAGTAGACCTTCCCTATCGGCGACCATCCGAGGGAAGTAATCCTCTCTCATATGAGAGAGAATCCCCGCCTGCTTAAGCTCCTTCCCGAGAGAATCCAACGTCTTCCTCACCTCGATCCAATCTTTCGCAAACTGAGGATCGCCAGACCCACGTAATACTTGCTCCACCGCAGAAAAGTCATTTCGAAGAAGTGCACTGTTGAGGGCCGCTTTGGAATCCTTTGGGAGTTTATTCATCTTCTCCAGGAAAGGATCGACTGCCGCAATAGCTTTATGCGTCCGATCGAACACACCCAGTTCGAGGGCTACGGCACGATGCCAGATTGGCTTGCTGATATTTGCAATTCGGGTAGAGGTTATCCCACCTGCGTACTCAATACCACGGGCAAGACTTGTTTTAGGCAGCGCACCAAGACCAAGTCCCAGCAAGCCGCCCAGGAAAGCTCCGCGAATAGGGTCATCAGCCAGGAAACCACCGGCGACCAGGCCGGTACTGATGATACCAGCTTTAATCAGAAGATTGCGATCAATATTTCCGTATTGCTGAATGCGGCCCTTGTGTTGAGAAGTCGGAACTTCGATCCAGGAGTGGCCGGAGGCGTCGACAACTTCCTTCCCACCGAGACCCTTAAGATAGGTTTCTATATCCGTGCGATAGCGGGAGTGGATGGACTGGTGGCCGGGATCGGTAAAGCCAGGCTTAAAATCCGCTATATCTTTTTCTACTTGCTTTAATTGGTGTTCGTGATATACTTTTGCTTGCGCACGATCTTCGACAGAATAATACCGATCAACGGAGTCAAGTTTCTTTTGTACATCTGCTGCATCTTCCTTTAGGCGAGCAAGTCTGTATTCGTTTGTACCCCACCCCTCCACCTTCGCCACGGTATCGGCGGTTGCGAAGCGAACAACGTCTGGTTTACCTAAAAATTGTTGCTCGAACTCAAGGGCCTCTTGCCGTCCTTGCTCCCCTAGGGCGAAGTCGTCAGCTGTCGAATTTTCGATATCCTTAAGTAGGACTTCGTGGCTTTGGCGCTTTTTAGCGGAGGCAGCCAGCTCCTCCCGAATCAGTCTCCGCGGCCAGTGCTTGAGCATGGGACCTACATTGGCGTTTATAGAGGTTGCCTCAGCCTTCACCCGTAGTTCATCCGCCTTCGCCGCAAGCTCGTCCCGCACATACTTAAGTCCCCGCGAGCGATCAAAAGTCTTTCCGAGAACCTTATCACCAAGGTCATATAGCTCCTGAACAGAAATCTTTGTATCACCTGTCGGGGATTTATCAAACTGCCGATCGTGTTCTGCAAAAACTTTCAGCGCATCATCTACCTCGACGCGTTTGTTAAGTATATCAATAGCTTGTTCTGGTGGGGCTGCCCCCTTCGTATGTTGCGCCAGATCGCTCTGCACTTCCACCACATGCTTGACTCCACCTTCGTCGAAGCTCCGGGTCCAACCGAAGAGTCGCGGATCCTTGAAGTGATTCGCGTCAGAAAGCTCCATGTGCTCGGGAAGGCGGTAGAGGGTGGTGGTGGGATGCGCGCCCGGATCGCCTGGTTGTGGCTCTCTATCAATATTACGTAGGCTATCCGCAGTCATACGGTCTATTCTATCCAGCCCATAATCCGCATACTCACCAGTCGCCTTCGCTTCAAGCGTATGATCTCCCGTAGCCAAACGGAAATCACGAACAAGTTCCTGTGACGTAACCTGTTCACCTTTCGTCGCGAGAACCTCAGTCAGAACATCCTTCTCCGCTTTCGAAACGTCAGCCCGCCGGAGCTCCTGCTCAATCATCGCCTTCGGAATTTCCGTCCGATTCTGCGGGAGTCGCTCCAGCGTCTTGAGCGTATACTTCCCTTGCGCCAGCTCCCCGCCCAGTGTCCGTAGCGCCCCGATATCAGGCATCTTCCCAGAGGTCGCAAGTAACGCTCCGCCCAGGGCCAGTCCGCCCATTGCCTTTTTCGCTTCCTCTGGATATACCCCAGCCAGCGCGGCTGTCCCCGTTGCTAGCCCAAGGGCCACCAACAGCTTCGGGTCAATCTCACCCTTTCCCAGCAACCTCGGATCAGCCTTGCTAGCCGCTAACAATCGCTGTGCCCCCTCAGCCTCAGATGCACCAAGAATAGCTGGGCGAACCTGAGCCTCTCCACCAAGATTCGTAGGTTCTTCTGGCCCCAACCATTCACCCTGTTGCACGCCCCGCCCGAAGCTCTCTTTCGCGTCAGCTCGCTTTGCCCTGATCTCTTCCATCACGGAAGCCAGTGTAGGATTGTTCTTAGTTGCAGCTTCGGCAGCTTTCTTCGTAGCACCGGATTGCATCATGTTCTGAGCAGTACTCGCGGCACTCTTACCAGCATCATCTGGGGTATATGATTTCCACGAACCCCCGGATTCTGATACTTTGAACGGAGTGGGTTGCCGATAGGGAGCCTCACCAACAGGGAGCTCAGGCCCCGCGGCTCTTTCCCCATACCCACGCAAGATTTCATCTACCGAGGCCAGCGTTTCCTTCGCCCCAGTTGCTTTCCTTGCCGCTGCCGCATCCTGCACAAAGTCATTAAGCTTCATCACCCCGCGTTTCGTTGCGCTCCCCAGACCCGGAATACCAAGCGTCAGAATCTCATTCGCCAGAATCTGTAAGCCGGCAGCAGGAATTCCAGTTTTCTGCTCAACCGAATTCGAACCTTCTGCGATCTTCTCCGAGACGAAATTCATAGCTTGTGTTACAGGCGCATCTTCATACTCTTTCTCAACGCCAAAAGCTTTCAGCACTTTCTGCATCGGATTAATGAGCGCTTCAGAAACTTGACTACCACTCTCCAGAGCTGACTTATAGATATTACCCCAGCTTTCCCCGGTCCAGGGTTTTGCGGCGGCTCCAACAAGGGTAGCACCAAGGCTAGCTCCAACTCCGACAACGGCTCCCGGAAACGAAAGCGGAAGATCAATCAACGAAGCCGCGCTGCCCGCAAAATCACGACCTGGTGAAGACGGAGCTTCGGGTTTATCTCCCACAGCCGCCTTCGGGGCCGCCAACGCCTCTTCAAAAGAAAACGTATTACCCCCAGCAACCTCCGGGGGAGCAGCCGCTACGCCAGCTTCTTCAAAGCTAAAAGTTTCGCTCATTTCAAACTTTCGAAGTGATCACCCTTCCACAAGGCTGGACCTCGGGCTGTGTTATACACTTGCCCGGAGACGAGAGAATCTTTGGAAGTTGGTAGTGGGGAGATTGCAGGTTTCCCGACAGGACCGGAAGATTTTCCTTGAGCCTCTTTGCGCGCAGGGCCGACCGGGCGTTCGGGTTCTTTACTCCCAGCATCCCGCGTTACGGTTTTGAACGGATTCCAGCTTGCCCCATCGACCACGATCTCCCCAAGCACACTTTCCCGGGCCTGTCGCAGTGCCTCTTCCTTCGAAATCGCATCCCCATCCTCCATCCCAAGCAGGCTATCGGCAAAGATCTTCTGCGCCCGCATCCGAACATCCATCGCGGCTTCGACCTTCTTCCCTTGCGGAAGGGACTTGAACACACCCTGCGGATCGGAATCAGTCAGCACGCCAATCTCCGCCTCGCGGTCTTTCTCGCCCTTCATAGCGAACTCACTCGTGGCCTTTGTGGTAGCTGCACGAGTTTTAACTTCCATCCCGGTGCGAAGTCTCGCCTCTCTTGCTGCATCCGTTTTCTCCCGCAGCAGTTCCCGCTCTTCCCGAGTTTTCTGTTGAGCTTCCAGAACTTTTTCCCGAGCAGTCTTGATTTCCAGCTCCTTCAATTGAAGCCCCGTCACCCCAAGCATTGTCTGCCGTTTGATCCAAGCCTCAGTCGCCGGCCCCCAAGTCCTGTACTGCGAGGGTATAGTCTTCCCGGCCTTCGCCGAATCTGCAATGAACGAATCCAGAGATCCCTGGTCATACACAGTCGTTGCCCGTCCTGCCAGCAACTTATCCTGATTCATCCCAACCTGCACTTGCTCGATCGCGGCATTCTGAATTCTCGTGCGAAGATCCTCCGCTTGCTTCAGCATCCCAATCCCCGACTTCGGATCAACCGCCATCAGATCCGTTCCGGCAGTTTGAAACTGATTCGCCAAGCGATTCTGCAAGGTCAGAGAATCCGTAACCCCAACATCTTCCGCCCGCTTCTTAAACACATCGGCAAGCACGCTTTTCGACTGCCGATTCGTTTGAGCAGCCTCCATCCGCTGCTGCATTTGGTACTGTTGATCTTCCTTCCGCTGTTGCATGTCTTGCAACCCCGAGAGAAACCTCAACCCACCAAGATAACCTTCCATCAATCCAGCCATGATAACCCCTTAAACGTAGCCCGACATGGTGAAGGGAAGGTCAGTCGAATCTGCTGTACCCGTCATAAACATCTTCTCTGTGGAATTTCCCCAGGCATCATACCCATTCGTTCCGATCCCCGATCCAGAGATCGTGCTCAGGAACGCCTGATCCGTATTGTTCTGCGAGTTCTGTTGGAACTGTTGCGCGTTCTGCGCGATTCCAGTCCTCATATACTGATCCAGCAGTTGCCCTTGATTCACCCCAAGGTTTCCCTGCCCAAGCTCTACCTGCGCCTGATTATTCTGCGTACGCTCCGCCAGCCCAGCATACCCGAGTCCGATCTGCTGCTGGTTATTCTGCGCGCGTTCCGCCAGACTCGCATAATTATAATTCGTATTCTGCGAGTTGCTCTGAATCCCCGCGCTCATCCCAGACAGTTCGGCCAGTCGATTATAGCTGTTCTGGAAAGCTCCTTCCGAAGCCCCCATCGCAGACAACGTGCGGTTGAACTGCGCCCCGTACTCCTGGCTCGCCATACCTTGGCCATACTGCTGGAGTTCTATAGCTGCATTCCCGGACTGCAATAGTCCCCTCGCCGCCGCACTCCGCTCGACAGCCTTCTGTCCCTGATCCAGCCGCCATTGATAGCTAGGATCACTCGTAGAAAACTGCCCATTCATCAGAGTCTTCAACTGATCCGCATACCCATTACTTGGATCTTGCTGCATCTTCGCATCAAGTTGCGGCATGTACTTTGCGTTGGCAACTTCCTGCGGAGTCTGCACCCGAGCGATCGGGGCAGCCGCAACCTGCTGCTGGGCTATTGGGGCTGCGGTAACGGCCGACTGCGCAATCGGCCTCGTATTGTACTTATCTTGGTACGCCTTGGAATCAATGTAACTTACCCCAGGCGCGTGAATCGAATATTGGGACAATCCCTGAGCTGCAGACATTATTGCACTCCCTTCTCAGCTAGTATATCAAGGGCCTCGGCCCGGAATGGTGTGTCTTCACTGTGTTGTAGCTCGAACGCCCGGCGGTAGGAAGCCCCCAGCCTACGAACGCGGGAGCAGTTCAGGTTCGTGTTGAGCAAAAGGAATGTAGACCAGGTCTCATAATCATCATCTGAATATCGAATATACACCACTCCGTTTCTCTTATCTGAGATCAGCGTAGCCTCATCGAAAAACTTTCGGTCGGAAGTCTGCGCATCCAGATTTGAACTGCGGAGGGTTACTTGAATCGGAACATAGTCAACGGCCATATAGCCCCCTACGGTAAGGCAACATCATATATATAAGCATCCGTATAATTCTCGGGGTGCATCTGCAACAGATCTCCGGAGGTCTCGTCCTGAACTATATCCAAGTCCCCAATTCCGGCGTAGAAAACCCCCGTAAAATACGTAACGTCGAAGGATCTAATCTCTGCATCCGTATCGGGATCTTCCGGAGGGGTTTCCAGCTCCCCGATGAAGTAGGCAAAGTTATCTTCGTCAATGTAATGCACTGTAGCGAACCCATTAAATGCATCTTCCAGTGCGCCGCGAAGTTCAACTATCTGCCCATCCACATAAGGATGCGCAACAAAGGACACAAACGCATACTGCTGTGCGTATACAATACTAAGCGCCATGCTAATCCCCTCCGCTAGTCCAAGATCCCGGCACAAGACTAGTCCACTCATGCCAGAAATTTGTTAGTGTATCAAATACCAGCGTCGCATTCAGATCCACCAAGGTCAGTACATACAACGGATGACCCTTCATCTTAATAAAGTAAGCATACACGCCAGAAAGATCACTAGCCGAGATAACCCGCTCAACCGCCGGGGTGGAAATCTTCTCAGGAATCGTTCCGTTGAAGCGATAGATCGAGCGTCCCTGTTGCCGAGTAACCCCCATAAAGTACAGTGTATTTTCCGTATCCGCAATGGTCTCAGCTGAAGAACATCCAACCAGCGCTACAGCGTTCGTTACGGGAAGGAGCGGCGAGCCGGTCGGATTTCCAGCATCGTAGAAAAACTCGGTTGTGTACTTTCCGAAGGCAACGATGTAGTTCACCATGCGTCGAATCGCTACACCATCATCTGGCATAGAGGTAGCTTTGATGACATTCAATCCAGACCAGGTGAGGGGATCCTCCAGCTCAGATCCGTAGATGTACCCAAGGGGCGTCATCACATAGAACGTACCATCGAGATACGCCGCTCCCGGGACAGTTTCAGCTGGATAGTCAGGATCCAGAACCTGTATCATATCCATATCGTACACACGATAGGCGTCTTCCGTCGACTTCATAAAGAAGCTTTTCGGGTTCGTGTCTTCTGGAATTGCGATGAAGGCGTAGGTAGTATCTGAAGGCATAACCTCATTAGCTACTGCAACGTCCCCAACAACCCCAAACCCGCCGTCAGTAGCCAGACTATAAAACAACCGACCCCCACGAACGAAGTAAAGATCATTCCCGTTCTGATAGCAGCCTTGAGCGGAGCCAGAATAATCCGAAGCAGTCTCAATGTTATACCCACCTGCGATCTCTTCCGGCGGGTAGTACGTAACCGGGCTAGTCCCCGAACGCTTCATCACGAAGGTTTGACCCGTGCCGCCTGTCTCTGCAAAGGCGTTAATGCTGACCTCGTCGGCAACTCTATCGCTATTTCTAGCACCATAGGGGAAGGCCAATGGAATCCTCATACCTACCTCCCCGACCGATCAACGCTGAAATACACAGGAGCCTCGTCCACAGAGAAGTCGAAACAGTCTTCCAGGAACCGTGCAGCTTTCGCCGCAACCTCCCCCCGAACATCCGGTGGGCACCCATACTCCAAGGACAACTCATCCGCCAGTCCCCACTTAATCGCTTGGAACCATTCCTGCGGAAGGTCAAAGTTGTCCGTCGTGGATACCATGTCGAAGATAGGAACCTGCACGATTCCATGGAAAGTTCTGGTGTAGTCAGAAGGTGCATTATACACGGTTACTATCCCTGTTCCTAACTTCGGATCATACCAGTATTGGTTCGGGACTCCGGCCTGCGTCTTCTGCGCGAATTGGTTGTAGTCCTGCCGTGCGATCTGAATCAGCTGCGTATCCTGACTGGTTTCATCAACCCTAATCCAGGCATCGCGAAAGCGGAGTGGGCGGGGAGTTGCGAGGCCAGCGAGAGAAATCGAAACATCGGCATCGGTAGGCCATTCTGGCGGCGTGTCTAAATAGGGATCTATATATCCAGTATCTGCGGTAGAAGGGCTAACTACTTCTATCCCTGTTATCCCACCATTTTCCACTGTGAATTGCACCGTAGTACTTAAGGCACCATTTTCGTCATCAAGAATATTTGCGTAGTGAGTACCATCCGTGCCATCAGTCCCAGCTTCAACGATAACAAGCCCCTCCGTTACCGGCACACCACCGGCTACGCCGAGCGGATACTGCACCAATCCACTCAGCAGAGGAAAGCTAATTTCATCCAATTTCCACAGCGGTATACTCTTCTTCTGCCAGGCCTTAAGAACAATGTTCAGAGCTTGGTTGCAGTTCAGGTAATCCTCGATCGTCGGAACGGCCCCCGCTCCAAGCTCCCGGAGCAACCGCAACGAAGCCTTAATAACATCATCTCGAGTCAGCGTAAAATTTGCAATGCCAGTTGTTGCCATGCTACACTCCTAAAGGATTGGGTGGTAGTGGGAGAGCCTCTGCCTCCGCCGTGAATACATCAGGACTTTTTGGGCGAGAAATCTTGACAGTCTGATCATCCTTCACACTGCGTACAAAGTCCTGAGGGTGTCGAGGTTCCCAGTGGGCAGCGCACACATAGAAGCCATCCCACGTTTTCTTTACTTTCGAGGCTTTTGTAGTACGTCCGCAGGCATCGCATATTACATTGTTATCACCTGGGTTATAATATGAATTTCCCATGTTATGCCCTTTCTCCAAACGAAACTACAACCAGATCAGTCATCGGCTTCACTAAGCGCCCTGTGTTTATATCGTACTTGATTCCGTAAGCGTTCAATGTCCCGGTGTAATCATTCCCATTAGGACCATATTGCACGCCAAGAAGAACCTCCCCCGGCTGAGGCCACACACCGCCAATACCAGTGTAGGTAATTACAGCAGAACGACCTGTGTAATTGTAGATACCTCCGGAAGCGGTTAGCTTTCTATTACGATGTATCTGGGCATTCGCACCCACAACCGCGTAAGTTCCACCCTGAGAGACCAAAACTTTCGAGCGTAGGAGGATTGCATCCTGCCCCGCTATCGAATAGTCCCCGCCCTGCCCTTGTATATACCTGTGTCGAGTTAGTATTGCGGTCTGCCCTGCAAGGCTATATGAACCGGCCTGCGCCAACAGTAGTCGCGAGCGTTGCAACACAGCCTGAGCTCCGCCAATACTATAACTTCCACCTTGGGCAGTCAGCGTGTAGAGAATCGCCGTGCCGGTGTATGTGATTACAGCAGAATTCCCAACGAACGAATACGCACCACCTTGTGCAGTGAGCGCACGATTCCGCGCTAGGCTTGCTTGTGCACCCCCGACAGTATAACTTCCCCCGGAGGCCGTCAATAGGCGCCCTCGCTTCAGGGTAGCTGCCGCCCCAGCTACTCCATACACCCCGCCGATTGCTGCAATAACACGACTCTTCAGAAGAGCCGCGGATGCCCCGATAACACTGTACGAACCCCCCTGAGCAATCAATGTCCGAATCTTGCTAAGGATCGCTTGTGCTCCGGCAAGAGAGTAAGTTCCACCTTGGGCGAGTATAAATTTACTTTTGCGAAGACTGGCGGAAGCCCCTGTAATATTATAGGAACCGCCAGAATTAAATAAATATCTATGCTTCGCCAGGATTGCTTGCGCACCGGAGATTACATAAATGCCGCCAGTTGCAGCAATATTTCTATTATGCGAAATTTGAACACCTGACCCCGCGTGAAAATAATTCCCACCTTGAACTATAAGGTATTTATTCCTTTGAAGTGTGGCACTGGCTCCGGTAAGAGTATAACTACCGCCAAGAGCTATGAGCGTATAACCACTAGAGATTGGGGCCTCGGGAACGAGCAAGTCTGCGTAATGGACGCGCCATTCGCTCGCCGGGGCTGATACGCCAAAAACCCACTCGCCGAATACTACCGGCGCAGCATCGTTCGGCTGCTGATTCGCCAATAACGTCGCGGCGCTTCTTCTTCTTCTTCTTCTTGCAAGAAGCAAGCCGGTCGTCAGCGGGTTTTTCCCATCAGCCACGAATTACCCCTGCGTGAAAACGGCTGAACCGGAAAGCTGCGTGGTCGTTGTAGTTTGCGGGATATAGATCAGGAACGGAACGGTCGTGTCGTAACAGCGCGGCATCCCGGATGTCAGGGCATCAACGGCGTTCGGAATGCCAGCCGCTGGCAGCTCCAGTGTCGCCAGAACGCGATAGGCGACAAGGTGCATCGTGCCACTAGTCCAGGTTGCGGAAAGGGTAAGCGTCTGCACCGAGCGCACGCCGGTATCGCCTGCTGCCAGGCCAATCGGGTAGAAGGTACCGGCAGCAGAAGTTGCGACTGTCGCCACGCTGTTCGTTGCGGTCTTGCCCGAGGTGTTGGCATCGTTGGTATAACTGACCGTGATCGTCGGGGTACCTGCGCCGGTAGCGCCCGAAATCTCGACGCCGAGAATCACGCCCACTCCATTGGTCGAGCCGTTCATATCACGCGCCGGCCAAGCAGCCGAGTTGATCGTCTGCGCGCCCGTCGAGGTAATTGTAAATCCGGAGTTATGCCACAGACGGTCGCAGAGCAGCAGCATGCCGGCTTGCGCAGACGACACGCCGGAGAATCTGGCGAGGTGCGTATTGCCGCTGGCCGCTGGAATCGGCACTTGTCCGGCATAGCTGGTCAGGGCCGCCCCCGCAAGGCCGGGAGTCGGTGCTGCTGCCGCTCCAGGAACACCCGCAAGGTAGAACGGGCTGAACGGCCTGCCGGCTACCATCGTTCCAGTAACCGCCTTGGAGAAGAAGCTCGGCGGCTTCATGCCGGCCAGGGCTAGGTCAAGTGTCGTGATTGCCATTTTAGATTGCCTCGAATTGGTAACGCAGGTTGCCGTAATCGGTAATTGAATCCGCTTCGCCGCCGGAGAGCGTTTGCGCGTAGGTGGTCGGGCTGGCCGGCGCCGGGTCATGCGTCCAACTGGCGATGGTCGTGCTGCCTTCCCGCAGTCTGACGATGATGCCGCCGCCTGTTGCCGAGATGCGGTAGCGCACGATATGGCCGGTACTGAGCGCCGGATCGGTCAGGCTTCCGAGCGCAACCTCGCAGGTCGATGCGCTGGTGGTGGTGATGTAGTCGCCGTCATCGGCTACCGTCTCGTCGAGCATGGCGAACAGGTCGGAGCCTGTTGAAGCAGTCCATGTGCCGGCGGATACATCCGAAATCGGGAGGGCGTACTGCACCGCGACAACCGAAGCAACAAGTACCGTCTCTTTTGAAAAAACCTGCCACGGGTTTTCACGAATCGAGTGCGCCTCGCTCGCGGACAAAATGCGATTCCACATCAATAACAGAACGACAGCGGTGTTGTTGTGAGCGGCCAGCTCCCCCGTTCCGGTAACATAACAACTTGTGCAAATATTGGTCTTGCTCGGTATTCCAGACAGGATCGTTGCTGTATAGACGCCTTCGCGGATATAAAAAACCATCTCTCCAGTCGTGTCATCGTGACAAGCAACGATAGCGTGCTCTGTATCAAGAGCGACACCGGATAATCCAAATACGTCTTTTTCCCAAGCGCCGCCATTCGACGCCCAAACCGCAAACGCGCCAGTGCTGTCGATTCCGTATTCAATCCCGGAAGTCCCGACTTCATGCCCGACCAATATGCAATCATGCTCATCTGGAACAACCAACATGAACAGTGATGTATCACCAACAGGTGCCGGAGAATAGTCGTATCTGTGAGAAAAAGCAGGGTCTGACCCGCTCCAATAAGACACCCCACCCCCAACGGCGACGCGCTTTGTCACTTGACTAACAGGACGCCTTCCGTCTACTTCGTTGAATCCAGTGGGCGGATTGTCGGTCAATACAAGCCCAGCCGTAATCGGGTTTTCCCAGTCAATTCCAACCGGAACCTGCGGCTGGCTGGTGCGCGTCCGCTTGGCAACGAACATTTTATGCTGGCGCCACAGTGCGCGGCGTTACCTTAAGCGTCCAGCCAGCCGACACAGTTTGACCCGTGCTGGCGTTGTACAGATAATACTCCGCCTCCAGCGGCAGGTCACGGCCAACGAGGGTCATGTACTGCGGTGTTGTCACGTTGTTAGGAAAAAAGTTCCCGATGAAGCGCGTCGGACGGCTTGCCTCTGGCACCTCCGTATCAGAGGTTCCGTCGACATTTATTGGGCGGGCAAGCAAGCTGATCGGAGGGCCGGATAGTGGCGCTGACCCATACGTACAACCAAGGACAAACTCAGCATCCGGGTAATACGCCCCATCGGCAGCGAGGCTATATGATGCGTCATTTGCCTGCACAATTACATCAGTAGCTATTGCCCCACCGTTCGCTTCAAGCGTTTTCGTTGTCCCTAGCTTGACAATCAATTCCCCGGCCATGTCAGTACCCGTTCAGCGCGCTGGAAATGTCTGTCATGCTGATCTGTCCGGCGAAGTTCAGCTTCAGCGCGGTCACCGTATTTTCCGTTGCACTTGTGCCACCAAGATATTTTTCACCGTTCGTCGCCTTGCGCGTACAGGCCCGCAGGACGGCGACGGAATCGGTATTCCCCCACACATCCTTGATCGCCGAGCGCATCTTGTTCCGGGAAAAGTCAATTGGTGCGAAGTCGAGCATCAACTTCCACGCCTCGCGCTTACCGGCAGTCAGGCCGTCAAACTTGGTCACGTCGCCTGCCTCGAACAGCAGGCGGTTTGTCATGGCTGGATGCCAGACATCGACCAGCGAAGCAGTATTACACCATGCTGTCAGCGAGACATCGTTGCGGATCGCCAGCGCGGCGACAACACCGGCATCGGTTTCGGCACGCAGGGCGTTGGCTAGGGTTTGTGATTGTTCTGGGGTCATGATATTCCCTTAGGTTATCTTAAACACGCCGACGGAAGCAGTCTGATCCAGATCAACCACAACAGTCTCGCCCGAAGCCACCACCTGCGAAGAGCCGTAATCCCAGTAACCTGGAATAATGTTCACAGTCTTGTTCACCAGCAAGGCATAGCGGAAGGTGAAGCCACCGCCGGAAGCCGTCCACGTAGCCGGATCTGCCAGGACCAAAACAAAGTCCGAACCGTTCATACTGGAACTGGTTGTAGAGACGTTGTTCCCGCCGGCTGTGTAACCACCACTCGTCGCCAGGTCCGTAGTTCCCGAGACAAAGGTCTTCGAACCCGGCACCGTATTTGTGAGCACAACAGCCCACTGATCAGTCCCGGAGTTAATACTTTCAGCTAGATCCTCATTAGCCGCAGGGATCTTCACGTAAGATGCAGTTGGCATTTCAATATCCTTTAGTAAGAGAGGCTGGCACGGTTATCCCAAATGTTATCAAACTTGGTATCCCCATCAGCATATTTCAGATTTATTCCTGAGGTGGTATCCAAACGGCGAATCCTCCAAGAAGGCGCGGACGTAGCTGTACCGGGTTGCGACTCCCCAAAATAGATTAGTGTTGCACTCGCCTGATCCCAGATGATTTGATACTGAAGATCTGAGAACTGTTCGGATACTGAGCTCATGTTACTGGCCTATTGCCTGTTTGAGTTTCTCAGCTCGCACATTGAAATCCGCAATAGCCTGATCCAGATGCCCGGTACGTGCAGCGATATCAGCTTCGCGGATGACCAGAACCTCTTCCCGCTTTTCTGCATCCTTCAGCTTCTCCCGGAGTTCCTTGCGAGTGGCGCTGACTTCCGACTTCAGGATAGTCAGTTCACTTTCACTGGCCGCAACCTCAGCCAACCGACCATTGAGTTCTGCCAACTTCCCCTCAGCAACACGTTGCGCTTCCGCCAGAATTTCGTTGGCCTTGTCACTAGCTACCGCTAACGCCTTCTCAGCCTTCGCATGAAGCTTTTGAATATCGCCAATCTTCCCGACAGCCGCAATCATAACATCCAGCCGAGCTTGCTCGTCTTTCATGACAGCAACGGATTCCTTAAACTTGTCCGGATTGGTAACAATATCCAGGAATTGTTCAACCGATTTCATATCCATCATGCACCACCTTGGATGATCGTGAGAGTGGCAGTACCCGAGCCCGAGTTGTTCGTAATACGAATTGCACGAACTGGGGAGGAGTAATTACTATCCGCATTGGCCGTCTTATTGACGAGCACAGTATGCTTGAAGGCAACGGGGGTGACCGCGGGGTCCTGGATGTTATCGAACGTATGCTCGACGTCAGTAGAAAGTGTCCCACTGATTACCAACCCAAGGCCAACGGAGAAATCTGATTGGGCATAGTCCAGGGGAATCCACGGCGACGATCCAGTACCTGTTTTTGCTACTACGATTGGGCGCATTTAGGGCTCCTTAATAGGGGGGCCGAGACCCCCTCAGTTACATTAAACGCGGCCAGCGATTTCGCAAGCGCAGGTCAGGTAATCGACATTCAGCGGCCCGGCGGCTGTACCGATTGCCATCGTCGGATTGAGCTGGATGGTGCCCAACGGCAGATTGGCGAGAGTGCCGAGTGTGCCAGCTGCACCAAACGAGCCAACACACACACCACCGTAGTAGACATACAAGGTAGGATTGCCGCGGCCGTCGTAGTAAAATCCGACAGAAGTCCGAGCCGAGTTGACTGCGACCGCGGGCGACGGCAGGGTCACGGTGGTGGTACTACCGGCAGCAGCCTTGATATTGATTTGCCAGGCGGTGCCAGCGGCGGCCTTGGTGAAGTATACACCGTCGGTAGGAGCCGTCGGAGCGCCCTTGATTGCGCCGATAACATAGTTCGGAGCGGAAGTATCTGCGGGAAGAACCAGACCAGCCTCGAACCAGAACTGAAGACCACTACTGCTGGAAGTTGCTGGGTTGAAACTGAAAGCACCCCCTGGCAAGGTATTCGATTGGGTGCCAGAGGTTCCCCAGGTCAATGCAAGCGCACCACCGAGGATCGAGGTAGACAGAGCGGAGCCAGAACCAGCACCACCAGCTACAACAGTCCAGTCGCCTGCGGCGTACTGGAAGAAATCATTTTGGTAAATTGCGAGATTGTTGCGATCAGGGACAACAAGATTGCCCATGATACTGCCTGGACGGTTGTTGGTAATGCCATTTGCAAAGCGAGTAGGGTTGCCCATTTTGAAACTCCTTACGTTAAACAGTTAACGAGGCTGACCTCGTAAGGGGATATAACAAGATTACTTCAGCAAGGCTTTCTCGGCTTGGCGGGTGCCTTCACCGGGGTCTTGCCCCGCTTGCGCGGTTTCGGGATTGCAGCCATACTGTATTCCCTCCATGAACACGGTACAATGGGGTAATGCGAACACACTACCCCATCTACTACTTACGGACCATTCGATCCGTACACAGCGCGCGGGTCAACGAACCCGACCGAGTAACGCTCATAGCCCAGGGCCTTGGCGTTCTTCGTGTCGAAGTCGTTGTCCTGATCGAACGAGATACCTTCGCGTTCCAGGAACAGCATGCCCTTGCCCGACTCGACGTTGGTACGAACGAACCAGGCCTGCGGAGCGGTGAAGTAGTGATTCAGCTTCACACCGCCGGGGATAGCACTGGTCGCATTCAACACGTTAATGTCGTTGTTTGCGTTGCCAGGCTGGAGCGCCGACTTCAGGATACGATTGGCGTTGAACCAATTCGCCGGGGCCACGTGCAGGCTCTTCGGCATCAGGTTGATCAGCAGACCGCGATCGTCAGTAGCTTGCATGATCTGGATCAGCATGTCTTCCAGAGCAGCTTCGCTCAGGTCGGCATCCACGGTCAGCTTGTTGGAGAACGTACCGCCCGAGGTATTCGGATGGGCGGTCGAACACAGGGCCACACCATCTGCACCGAGATACGAGCCGCTGAAGGCACGATTGTAGATGTTTGCGCACACACGTTCCTTCGTCTGACGGAAGGCGCGGGCGTTGCTGGTGGCGCGAGTCTTGCTCACCTCCATGTAGAGGTTGTCCTTCAGCTCTTCGTGCGTGACGATGTAGCCGAGGGCGTAGGCCAGGTGGACGAAACGAGTCGTCGGGCCCTGGGTTTCGGAATCATACTCCGCAGCCTTGCCTTGCGGCTTGACCGGAGCAAGACCGAAGCCCGTGATCTGCACGAACTCTTCGTAAGCCTGCTCTGACGTTTCCACGTCGAACAGGTCCGTGTACTCGGTCACGTGGTCGTTGTAGGTACGACCCCAGAAACCTTTCACCCCAGGCCACAGTGCCTTGGGATGGTTGCTTGTCATAATGACGCCAGCCATGATCTACTCCTTAAACGCCAGCGGTGTTAGGACCGCCAAGCTCGTGTTGGTTGAAGATGACGTAGACCTTGGCGTAGGTGCCGGGGGAGGTCAGGTCGTTGTCCGGACGGCAAGGCGCGCCGACGATCTTCAGCGGGAGGGCCTGGGTCGTGTTGGCAGCGGAGCCTTGAGCGTAGCTCGCGGAGTTGAAGGCCGGGACAGCCGGGGCGGTAGCCACGAACAGCGGGCAGTTCTTGTTGAACGCTGTCGCTGCGATGGTGTCGGCCTGGGCCTCGAAGACAGTGGTCGGATCATCAGCAACCCACACGAAGTAGGCTTTCGTCTTCGTGGCCGGGATGGAGATGGTGCCGAGGGCATCAGGATCTGCGCCGAGCGGGCTAGACGAGCCAGCATTGCCAGCATTCGTACCGATACCTACGATGACGCCGCGGGAGGAGCCGGAAGTCGTGGCCGCATTACGCGTACCGACGAGAACAACAGAGGAAGCCCCGGAGACAACATCGCCACCAGCCAGGGAAGCAACAACATCCCCAACGAAGTAAGCATTGGTGTCTGTCGACGGAATGTAGTACATGGTAGCTGCACCATTCCAAGGGGCGCCATTCAGGCTACGCACGGGGCGCAGGCCGAAGGGAGCGGAAGTATTTGCCATTTAAAACTCCTTCAGGATTTCGTGATTTTGATGTCGCTATAACGCTTGTCGCCGGAAACTTCTTCCAGCGTTCCACGCTTGATAGCACGATCGAACTGGTCAACCTCACTTTGAATTGCTTGCTGATCCTCGTCGTAGAACTCCCGCTCAATCTTCATGAGATAAGCGTACATGGCAGAGCCATCTTCATTCCGCCCGACAAGGCGCTTGACTTGGGTGCCGGTATCGGCAGCTTGAACCTCCTTAGGCTCGACGAAGGTATACCCACCTCGTTGCGCCTCCTGAATGCGTCCAGCCGAGTCGTTGACCCAATGGAGGTGATAGCCTTCCATCGTCATCGGTACTTCAAGCTTGGTCCTGGCGACGCCGAAGGGAACTCGAGATTCACGCTTCGGTCGATCTGCCTGGGTGCGAGTCAGGGGGGTTGTCGTATTCTCTTGGGTCATGCTTGTTCTCCGAAGTAGTCGCGAACGTAGGCATCGCGGGAGGGGATGAGTTTCTGCTTCACGAACTTGTCGCAAGCGGCTTTTGCATCAGGCGGCAGATCGGCGTAAGTTCTCTTCCCAACACCTTGTCTGTGGTCGCCACTATTCCCAACTGCAGCAGGTCTCCGACTCCCCTCACTACGGAAGTGCTCCGGAAAGTCCTCTTGCACACGACGCTTCACTTCTTCCAGGAATGGGAGGCCTACCAGGGCAGGTTGCTCCGCCCGCACGATATCTCCGTAGCCATTGGTAATAGCCCGAAGCTTCGTGTTCTCGGTGAACCAAGAATTCTCGGAAACCCACTGAGTCCAGGTGGGATCTGGCTGTTGCGGGGCGGGCGCGGAGCCGGGCTTCAACTGAATCTGCGGCGGGGCATCCCCAAGCTTCTCCAGACGTTCCTCGATCTCGACCACTAGGTCCCCATCATTTTCCCGCAGGGCGGCTTTCCGCGCGTCCTTTAACTCTTTCTTAGCGCGCTCGAACGCCCGCGCCTCGGTTTCTTGGTGAAACTGTGCAAATTGCTGGATCGTCTGCTGCATTTCCAGGAGGGTGTTATCCCTCTTAGTCAGCTCGTTCCGCAGCTTATCCAGGTCTTTCCGCAGGAAACCGTTGATCCGTTTTCCTTCTTCAAGGAACTCGTCGGCAGGTTTCCAACGCTCAACTGGGCCATCGAATTCATCCGCCGGCCTCCACCCGAACAGTCGTGCTTCTTTCTCAGCTGCGATGACTGCGGGATCGGGGCCGCCGCTAGATCCAGGATCACCCCCTTCCAAGATTTCGTTCAGGTAAAGGTTTGGCATACGGTTCACGATTTCACTCCTTCAAGCACGCCCTTAACATCAAGGTCGTTGATCAAGCGGTAGGTCTTCCCATCCGCCCCTTTTCTCTCGGTGCCAGCATATCGTGCGAATACGACTGCATCACCGACTGCACACCAAGGCTCTCTTTGGTCAGCATACGCAGTGTTCCCAAGCGCAATGACTGTGGCCTCCGTTTGCCCCATCTCTTCGCGACGATTCTGGCTCGCCGTAGCCATGATGATTCCACCTTTTGAGACCTCTTCAACCTCAAGGGGGAGAACCAACACAACGTGCCCAACAGGTCTGATCCCGGCGCTCATGATCCGAGTCCTTCCAGATCCATCAGTTCGAGTTCCGACACCAGGGCATAGGCTCTTGCGCGCCCGATTGCCTCGGAGTTCATCTGGATGGTCTCGTCTGCCGAGCCACCCGTGAAGGAACCGTTAAGCCATTCCACTTGAATCTCCTGCGCCCGGAGCCGGAAGCTCTCCCGTAGCGCCTGGGTTACTGGGTGGGCTAACCAACTGTTGAATTCCTCCTGTGAGATCTCTTGTTTCTTTACTTCCATTTCCTATCTCCTGGTTCATCTTGATGCCATCAAGGATTATCTTAGCCGACCGCAGCAAACCGTCTTGGTGAGCTTTGGCAGCACCTATCTGTGCGTTGAGTAGGGCGATGGCGTGCCCACTCTTCACACTGTCAGCCTCGGCCAAGAGCGCAATGCTCTTCGCACGAAGTTCCTGCACCTTCGCTTGGTTAAGTTCGACCTCACCAAGCAATTCCATAGCGGCCATCTTCATGGTCATGCTGTCTTTTGTGGCCTGGGTCTGGGCCTTGATCTGGGCAATCTGGAGTTGCAGCGGAACAGGCGCCGGAACCTTGTCTGGGCCTGGATACACGCTCTCAATGTCAGTGATCTGGAGGGCGCGCAGGTACCGACGCTCGACAGCTGCCGCATCATAGCCAGGAGTGTTCGCAGCAGCGGCCTTTAGGAACTGCGCCTGCTGCACCTTCTGCGTATCCGAAACCATATTCGGATCAGCGGTCGGGCAGATACTCTTCTCCGTCGGGTAGTAGTCTTCCCTCAAGATCTTTGCGGGGGTGGAGGAGGCCACTGCATAATACTCAACTGCATCGTCGAGGTAGACCTGGTTCAGCAGGTAAAGTTTGCGGAACTCCTCCTTCATTGCTCGGTGCAGCCGCTTGTAAATCCCGATGAAGACGCGCTGACCTTCAGCAATCATGTTCCGGGAGGTTTCGGCTGGTGTATTCTGCCCAGGATTCTCTCCAACCTGCGGGTCAGTCGCTCCCGCCACACGCTCTCCGTAGTTAATCAGGAGTTGCAGCAGGGAGAAGAGGACCTGGCTCGGGGCCTTCGTGTCCAGCGGAACAACGTTCTTTCGAAGGTCGTCCCCGGTTGAATCCACCCGCTTCCACTCGAACGGCCGGAAGCTGGTTTCCCCAGAACGAATCTTCGCACCGCGACCAAGAAATCCCCCGGCTGTATTGGAGAGGGTTCCTGCATCCAGGAGTTGGTTGACCAGCGAGTTGATAGATTCGTTCAGGGGGCCCAGCAAAATTCCGAAGCCGAGGTCGTAGATGCCGCCGTCTGGTGAGGGGATGAAAGGGTACTTGGTGAAATAATTCGTTGCGCGAATCTGGAAAACATCGCCAGTGGAATTCCGCTTGATGCTCTGGCTTGTAAAGCGGGCGACGATCCGACAAAGATGTGGAACATCCCGACGAACTGTGACGATGTAGGGCTCCGCGAAGCCATCACCATCGAGGTCCAGCCACCGATGCTGCTCAAGCAGGAAGTATGGGGCATCCGGATCGTCTGGGGAGGGGGTGACTCCTTGCGCTTCTGAACGGGCCTCGTCGAGAACCGTCTGGAATCCGTTGTAGGTTGGCTTCCCACCAGGCTCATACTCGCAATACAGCTCTTGCCGCTCCTGCCCAAGCACGAAGTTACTACTAACCTCCAGCACATGGGTGATTCGACTCGCGGTTTCCATACTCTTCGCAAAGTACGGAATCACAATGTCCTTCGCCAGCACATTTTCGCTCACATTATGCAGGAGGCCTGGGTCGAAGTACGTTTTCTTGAATGCGCAGCCAATAATCGGCACCGTAATCAGCACGCGATCGTGGTTATCTTCCCAAGCTTCGTCCTCTTCCAACACTTGATAGCTCATATGCGCGCCAACGCGGGCTGCGCGGGAGGCCTTCCGACCGTCAGGATCGCTCCCGAAGGTCTGGCACTTCACCAGATCCGGCCCCGGAACCATTGCAGGGTAGGCGCGAGCGTGAAACTGTAGGGCCGCAACGGTGATCAGGGGGAACTTCACGTTCGCCGCACCCGCCCAGGGGAAACTCTTCTCCTGCGAGACCTGAAGGGCCAGATCTAGCGCCGTCTTCATCTTCTCTTCCCAGGGGGCGCGGGCCGACAAGTCCATCTGGTACTCGTCCTGGACCGCCTGCGCGATCTTCATCCGGTCGCCTGCGGAAAGCAGCTTACCCACATTGTCGCTCTTGACAACTTCCTTCAGATTCAGCCGCGCTTCAAGTATCATTTCAGTATCCTGTGACGGCGGAGCGACCTTGCTCAGCCCTTGGGTCGTGGTAACGGATTTCTAGTTCGTCATCGTCCATGAAATCTTCTTCGTCTACATCAGTCGAATACTCGAAGCCCTTTACCAGGATCGCAGTGGAATCGAACTGATCGTCTGCTGCTGCATCACTGGTTCCGGTGAACCTCAGATTCTCCGCCTCGTACGCAGGATACCATTCGGCCTCTTTATCAAACAAGATTCCGCCGGCCCGATGGCGCTTTTGATAGGGCTTCCCTCGGGTCGCCTTATCTTTCACGGGGTTAATCATGTGGAAGCTCAGGTAGCGATCTCGCGCGCGCATTTCCTGGTAGATCGTGTTCTCCAGAGCCTTCCAGATCACGCCGCCTTCGACCGTGAATTGCTCAGGCGACCACTTCTCGTCCAGCTCAAACATCTTCTCGATCCACTCCGTCGGATCCCAGCGCCCAACATGCTGGTCCACGATGCAGATCTTCCCGTCCAGCTTGCGCCCGCCGACAGTAAAACTCGTCCGGTTCGCCCGATCTGCCTTACTCACTGCGAAGTCCACCCCGATCTGGTAGACCTTTCCGGCCAGCTTATCCGCTTCTCGCATCGGGAGGAAGTCGTCTTTCCGCAGATACGCCTCGCTATTATCAAACGGGTCGTTCAGGTATTCCTGACTATACCCCGCCGCATCCCCATCATCTATAAACGCCTGCCGAATACTCCGAAGACGGCTCTCCGGGAACTGCTCCGGCCAGAGAATCTCGTCAAACTCGTCGAACGCCTTATGCGCCTTGAACAACCGCGTCACCCAGGTCGAAGCCTTCATCAAACGGGCCAGGAGCGCCTCTTCATGCAGGATCGTTCCGTGCATCCGGACCAGCCCACCCCGCCTCCGACACGGCAAAAGAGCACGATAGAACCACTTCCGAAACTTCTTCCGTCGATCGAAGTTCTCGACCTGCTCATCTTCTTCCAGGTCATCACAGATAATCAGGCCGGGCCGCTTCCCATTCCACTTCATCCCGCGCATCTTCTGCCCAGCGCCCTTCGCCACCACGCGGGCCTGGTGCCCATCAGCGAACTCTACAATGATATCCGACTTCGAGTCCGTGACCAGCGGCTTGAGCTTGAACTCCCGAATCAGGTCGTCGTTCTCCCGAAGCTCTTTCGCGATATCTGCGAGGTGGCCCATCGCCAGCTCTTCCGTCGCGCTCACAATTACGATATAATCTTGGGCGCGGAAGAGAAGGGTAGCTAGGCCATAGTCATGAGTGAGGGCCGTGCTCTTCGCGTGCTCTCGCGGGGCGGCTACCCCTGCTAGTTCCGCCTCAGAGCAATAAAGCTCCCAGCAGTCCCGATGAAGCTGCGGGGTCGGTTGCGGGTTGTCGTACAGCGGACTGAGAAACGTTCCTGCAAACGCTTCGATCAACTCCGCCGAGAGCTTTACCCGCGCAACCGAGGTCACAGTGCAAGCTCTCCCTGCACCGGCGGGTAGGAGCGGACGCTGTTCTCGATCACGACCCCCTCAACCACCCGCTCGCCCCCCGTCACCTTCGCTTGCAGCGCCAGCAACCGCCCCGCCAACCCTTCCAAGTGATCCTGCTGCATCACCACAACCTGCGCGGTCTGATTCCCGCCAAGCCCGAGGGCCTTCGCCCCAAGCTCTGCCGCCCGAAGAGCCAGCTGATCCGGCACCTGAAGCGCGGGCTGGCTCAACTTCTCTTGCAGCACCTCCAAGCTCTTCTCAACCATGCTCGAAAACCGCTCATTCAGCGACATCTGCAGCACGGGATCAACCACCTCGGCCCGCCGCTCAGCAAGCTTCGCCTTAAACGCGTCACTCCCCATTACGGTGGAGAGCCATCCCTGCGTGTACCCGAACATCGCCGCCAACTTCCCCTGACTCACACCCGGATCAGCGATAATCATATCAATGACCGCTTCATGCGTATACCGCAGCTTCGTGGGCCGGATCGCGCCAACCGGCGGGCGAGATTCCTCCCCTCCCAGCAGCTCCCCCTCCAACTCTTCCCACTCACCCATCGCAGTCATCCTCTCGTTCCCTATCCTCTCGACCTCGGTAGGCCCATCTCGCCGCCTACCCTCTTCGTGCACCCCCACCATACCACCCTCCACGCCCCCGTGTCCACAGTGCGGGCGAGGCTTGCGCGGAAGCATCTTTCCGTGTGCACGTTATTTCACCATTATATGTACACGCTTCCTCAAAACCCGAAAAAACCTACCTGACGCTAGATATATATTCTGTGCGAAGTTTTTTCCCCCCTCCCCTCCCCTCGCGCGGGCGTCCCAAGGGCTGTGCGCGCGGGCGCGTCAGGAGGGCTACGTGCAAGCGCGCGTCTGTTGAAGGGAAGGATGACTGTTGCGCGAATGCAACATGCCGCAAATTGCGTCACTTGTGCCGAGGATTGTCACCCCGAGCATATTATGTGCCTGGGGTGGGGGATTGGATATGAAACTATTTTAATGTTTGTATTCAACGGGTTACGATTATTTTGTGGGGATGGTGGCATGGCAGGCACGCCGTATGCTCATATATCGGCGTGACCAGTTGCACTCCGTAACATGGCACATACAATGTGAGGCTCAACCATGAAAGACAATCAACAAATTAAACCTGTCGTGAGTGACGATATGACGCGGGTTACATTCGAGGTGCGAGGCGCGGCGCCCATCGTGCTGGATATGACGAAACTCCACCCGGATGTTATCAAGCGTGCCGCATGTGTTGGCATGGCACAAGTGCGGATCATTGACGCCGCGGCTGTGAGTCGGGCGGATGCCGATGGTAACGTGAGGTCGGCAGCCGAAATGCTCACGCTCAAACGCGAACGGATGGAGGCGCTCGTCGCGCACTATATGACTGGAACGGCGGAATGGGCGCAAAAACGGGCGAGCGGGTCCGGGACCAAAGATACATCCGGTATAACACTGCAGGCGATGAGGCGAGTTTGGCCGGACAAGGACTGCGAAGGCCTCGCGTTCAAACTCGAAACGAAACGGGGGATTTCGAGGAAGGAGGCTTACGCCGAATTCGCCAAGACCAAGGAGGTTGCGGCTGCGATCGCAGCGATTAAGGCTGAGCGTGCAACCGTGAGCGCAGATGATTTGCTCGATGAAATGGAGGACGAGGGCGACGGCGAGTAATTCACCGGCAGGCGTGTGACAGGCGCCTGCATGGGGATTATTCACCCCGTAACCAATGGAGGCTCAAAATGAACTATTATCTGTTTCTGTCGTGTCGCGGCCATAAAATCCGCATTGGGGTATTCACCGATATGGAATTGACTCTCCGTGAGGCTGCATACCACAGCATCAATTGTGGAGATTCTGTCCTATTTGAATTGTGGCATGAGCGTAAGCTGCTCGCGTCATTTGTCAATGGGGAGATGTTTGAGGTGAGCGCAAAATGAAACCCGATCAACTGATTATGAATGGCCTGTACCTGTTCAAGTCGCTTATCAAGGACGGCTGCGAATGGCGGGGGGACGTGTGCTCGAAACGCTGGTCCGAACGCGTGTTTATTCCGGCGGGACTGGAGCATCAAGTGGAACTCACGCTTGGCGCGTTTGAAGCCGGAGTTGAGTATTCCCGCGAGGGCAATTGGATCTGGATTGTATAAGGAGCGAAAAATGAAACTCGAAACCGTGGGCGACCTTCGCCTGTATCTCGCCGCGCATGAGGTGGAGGACAGCGCAGCCCTTATGATCTGGGCGGGCCGGGCGTGGGAGGCTCCTCTCGTGGCGAACAAAGCCAGCACGTTCAACTCCGAGCGCGTGGCGGAGGTGCTATTTTTCGGGCGCCGGGCGGGGGAGTTGGCATGAAAACTCGCGTCAGATTCTCCCCCCCTTCTGGCCGTGGCGGTGAAACAGCCATCATCATCCTGTGGTCGATCTTCTGGTTCGGATGCCTGTGGGCAGGCTTGGGCTAGGTCAGTTACTCTCTCGGCGGGCGCGGGGTAAAATCCGGCTCGCCGACGGCCCTCCGCAAGCGCTGAATCTCCTTTATAAGCTCATCCCGTTCGGCCAGCCAATGCTGTTTTTCAAGCGCCCGACGTTCGACTTCAATTTGCGCCGCAGCTCTTGCGTATGAAGCTCGGCAGGGCGCGGAACAAAAATGCTGATCTCCTCGCATGGAGACAACTTTCTCGCACCAGAGGCAAGGACGTTCTGCACGTTTCGAGCCAAGCTTGGCGCGGGCGGCCTCGATTTCGGCGGAAGTGTAGTCGTTTAAGATAATTGGGCGTGACATGGGGATTTCCTCGGAGATTGGGTGATTTATATGGCGTTTATACGCGCACAAACCCATTATATACGCGTACGTACGCGGGGGCAATGACATTGTGAGGATGACATTTAACGTCGATTGTGGCGCGATTGTGACGGTTTGACATATCATCATTATCATGTATCATCAATATCATCATCAATATCAATATCATCCTCATCAGGTATCATACATGGCCCCCTAAAGGTCCGGGATTCTGTAGTAGAGGTTTTTTATTTTTTTTTTTTCTTACAAACACAGACCCACCGGGACAAAGGCCCATGTATGATACATGATGATGAGGGGGATGATGATGATGATGATGATGTTAGATAGGTTTCTTAACTCAGGCGAAGGCCTTGCAAGGAGAGTGTGATGACGCAGAAATTTGGAATTGGAAATCGGCAGGCTGCGAGATTGGGGGCCGTGGAGGTGGAGAGGATGCGGCTTTGGTATGGGCAGGGGATGACGCAGAGGGAGCTGGGGGAGAGGTTTGGGCTGAGTGTGGTGCAAGTGGGGAGGATTGTACGCGGAGAGTGCTGGAAGGATACGGGCGCTGCGAGAGGGTTTGTGGCGAGAGAGGAGTGGGAGGGGCTGGGAGAGGGGAAAGTGGGAAGGGGGGATTCATCCGAAGGGGGGAGGGTGGTTGAAATGATGCAGGCGGAAGCGAGTCTGCGGGAGGTGCGGAGACGAGTGGAACTGGGGGAGAATCCGTTTGAAGGGGGAGGGGTTGGGGGGCTGGAGAAGGCATCGGTGCCGGACGGGGTGAAGGAGAGGGCGATGAGGTTGCTGGGGCAAGGGGGAGAGCCGGAGGAAGTTGGGCCGGTCGGGGTGGATGAACTGCCGGGGTGAGGAGGGTGGGTGGGAGAGAACTGAGTTGATTTGTTGCGAGAACATGTTATAATTACGTTACATGGTCGCGTTTGACCATTCACAAGGAGGTTCATCATGGCACCAAGCAAGCAGGTCGGGTTCGAGGAAGAGCGGTTGGGATTCCGAGATCAAGTGGGACTTTTTCTGGGAACGCGGGAGGTCGGGTGGCTGCGGGTCCGGGAACAGATTCTGGGGTGTGGGGGAAGCCAAGGGGATGTGAGCATGATTCTGGGCTGGAGGCTGCACCAGGAAGGTGCGGAGTGGAGGGCGAGGGGAGAGTGGAGGAAGTGGTTGGAGCGCGAGGTCCGCTATCTGCAGGCCGGGTGGAGGAAGGAGGCCGGTCATGTTCTGTGAAGAGTGTGGGGCGCTGAGGGGGCTGCTTGAGGCGGATGGCTGGCGACGGGAGGATGCGGAGGGGTTGCTTGATTCCGCGAACGAGATTGATCTGGGCGGGGAACCCGCGGAGGAAGTGCTGGAAGAGTATATTTTTCGAGCCGGGTCGGAGGATCTGTTTGAGTATAGGACGAGAGGGGCGAGAAAATGAGCGAAATCCAACTTGACACGAAAGGAAACGCGATGTATGATGAAGAATATTCGATCCTGCGAGTTCTCATGCGCAGGGATGGGATGAGCAGGGTCGATGCGCAGGATCTGATAGAGAAAGCGCGGGAAGAGGTGGAAGAGGGGGGAGACCCGGAGGAGGTTTGTGAAGAGTGGTTCGGGCTGGAGCCGGATTACGTGATGGACTTGCTGGCAGGGATGAAATAGCGAGGGCTGGTCAAGTGGGGTGGAGACAGCCCGCTTGCACGGCGATCTTGCCGAAGAGAAGGAGGCTTGAAATGAAAGAAAGGTCTTATTGGGCATCCGTTGCTCCGGGAAAGACTGGGGCTATTGTGCAGGTACTTTCGGTACACGCCGCAGATGCTTATGCGAAAGATTCTGTGGAAGGTTCGGTCTTTCTGGCCACAAAAGAAAGCGTAAAGCATTGGTGGGATGACCACGAGACTTGGGCGCTGGAAAACGTGGTAGTTTTGAAAGGAAACGGCTCTCTCGAAAAATTTTCCGAGGAAGAAGTAAGTTTCCACTCTTGCACCTTTCGTGTGCTGTTTTCGTGGTAGTTGGATTACTTGAAAGGAAAAAACATGGCAAAAGAAGTCACCCGATGGCTGTCTCAAGATGGAAAAGCCTGGAGGACAGAAAAGAAAGCTGATCAACATGATGCGGAACTTCAGCTGCTGGATAAGATTGACAACGAACTTTCTTCAGGGAATCTGGAAGCCTCGGAAATTCTTTCCTGGATCGGAAAAAACATAACCACGCTAAAGGAGCACTTCGATGCGTAAATTTACCAAGCGGGAGTTGCAACAGGCCGCACAAGAAGGGGAAGGCTTCTGCCGCCGTTGTGGGGCGCAAGGGCCGGTAGAGCGGGAAGAGGATGACGGGGAAGGGCTGTATCTCCCCTGCGAATCCTGCGGAGCGCTCGGGATGATGCCAGCGGAGGGATTGCTGGCAGTTC